AGTAACCACGGAATAGCTGGGCATGCTTCTTGGCCTGTGCAGCCGTAATCAAGCCCTCTTCTACGAGGAGATCTCTAATCTCTTCCAGCTTTAGCCGCTGGCCCGTAGCCGCTTCTACAGCAGCACGAATGTAGATCAGATTAATCGACTGAGTCGGTGTGGGAGATACGAAAGGTGGTCTAGTCTTTGCCACTTTGAAATATGCACGTGTTATACCACTATCAATTCAAGGAATCAATAGTTTGTTATAGCACTAGCTAATACAGTAGCTAGTGAATTTTTTAGTTACAACCCTTGACAGATTGCAATTCTTCCTGTATGATTAAGGCTCCCCTGCCGAGGGAAATATATATAAAGGGAACCCTCTAAAGACCTAGCCTAGTGCTAGGTTTTTTTATGCCTGTAATATGTTCATTACCGTGAACAGTAGGGGCCATAGTGACTACGATAATAGACATTAGCTCTACCTCTACCGTCTAATGACCAGTATCTTAGGCATTAGCTTATGCTGCTATATGCCGACCGGACTGCGAAGCAGTACCGTTACGGCTAAGGAGCCTCTGGACTGCCCCTCTCCAACTATCGTAAGGATCTGTCCCTCTGTGGACTTCCCTATTCAAATAGAGACTACCCTTACCGTCAAAATCCTCACAGAGATCAAAGGAAAGAGACATATCCTCTAAGCATAATAGGGCAAACAAATCACATGACTTTGATTCATAGCCTCTGAATGTCGTTGTCTTACCCTTCTTAATCGAAAAGACCCTATGCCCATCATCATGGGACTTCGTCTTCACATCAACACGGATAGGATGATCTGCATGATCCACATCCATCACTAGCAGGTCATATCCCTTCCCTGCAGCGTGGATTACCTCATACCCATACCCTCCTAGGACAGAAGCTACGAAATACTCTCCTATCGTACCGATATGGGTAGCATCTAAGGCCTTCATGAGCTCAGGATTAAAGGGAACACTCATAAACCCTCCTCTAGAGAGGAGAAATCCATATCCTCATCATACTGATCCCACGGATCGACACCACTCCCTTCCAAATACCCTGCTACCTCCCTCAGACGCTCTGCCTGACGAGATAATTCATGAGCAATTGAATAAAGCTGGCCTACCGCATCTCCAGATTCAAACATACGGTAGAAATCAATGACCTCATCTACCAATTCCTCGAATTCAACCCTACCTTCTAGGGGCTCCTCTCGGTCTTCTGGATAGATGAACGTAAGAATGAAGAATTTACCTTCAGGATTGACCTCCAAATCGTGTTCTACATGGAGATCTGTCCGCATCTCAGCGGAAAAGCTGCCTAATGACATAATATAAGCCCTGTCTGAAAGGCATACCGGCCCTCAACCCGGTCAAAGCAACATCATGCTAACCTTAGCATCCTATAAATGCAACTACAAGTGCTATTGTTAGTGCTTATTATAGCAAATACTTGACAGTTTTCTTACACCCTGCCCCAGAAATAGGCAGTAGATCCATTCTAAGGACGTTTACGGAGTCCATAGGGGAGGGTCACTCTTTAACCATTGGCGGAATAGGGCCTTTTATTGACAGTGTTGAAATCCAAATCTCTGGTGGATGTTATATACGGTAACGGTACACCCCCCCCTGTCACTCGCGGCCCCCACTAAATGGCCCCCCGTACCCTCTAGGCCTCTGATTCTAAAGGATTATTTTCTAGGCCCTGAGAAAAAGCACGGCATAGGCCCCCGCTCTCCCGTAATGCTTGGATGCCACGAAAAAAAACAAACAATCGAAACAAAACAACCCTATCCCCCTGTTTTCTAGGCCGATTTGAGCTCTAGAGCTTAGACTCAAACAGTATGGGGCCCGTTGTTTTTGAGCCCCCCCGGCCTTGTACGGGATTTTTTGAGCGTATCGGAGCGCGTGCGGGTGTATCTATTCCGGCTCCTTTTCCAGTCTCTCCCGGCTCTCTCTCCGCTCTCTATCCTGCTATTGCCTAGCTCTCTCCCGTTTGCTGTCCGCTCTGCTACCGCTCTCCCGTGCTCTCTGCGGCCTTTTCTCTCCGGTCTGCTACCATACTAGCGCCCAATAAAAAGCCGGCACTAAGGCCGGCTCTGTTAGCTCTAGAGCGTTGCAGTCTATTCGGTTTTCATCTCCCATTTGCCGGCCAGTAGCTCGGCGCAGTAGGCGTGCCCGTGTTCTTTATAGTCCGGCCAGTGCCCAGTCTCTACCATCTCGCAGTAGAGCATATCCTCTGCGAGCTCTTCGCTGTAATCGATAGAGCCCACTAAACCGACAATGGCTAGAGCTAGAGCCCAAGCGCTTAGGACTAGGGATAGATAAGCTAGCTTTCTCATGGTGTCTGGCCCTCTATATGTTTGCACACGCTAGAGCCGTCGGCCTCTATCTCTAGAATGCGGCCGTGAAAAGCTCGGAGCTTGGGCAGATACGTTTTCGGATTCTTTGCTTTCAAGCGTACCGCTACAAATGGCGCAGTCTCTGCGGCCTTTTGAAATTGGATATTCCATGCCACCGGCTGGCGTAGCATATGCGCTATAGCGTCGGCCTTTTGCATGAGCTCTGCGCCACCATGGCCCCGCACGTTAAAAAACATAAAACCGGCCCAATACTCGGGAGCGCTTGCAATTGTCTCCCGTAGTTTGTCCGGATCGATTGGAGATACCGGGAGGCCCCGGCCTTTTGGTGGAATTGTCACGAATGCATGCATGCTGTTTTTCCTCTTTTGCTAGTAATGAAAAAGAGCCGGCCCCGTGAAGAGCCGGCCCTATCTAACGGCCTACGCTGCTAGGGCTTGCCATTCCGGAGAATCGATAATCTTCGATACCTCTCGCTCCCGTTGGTCTAGAGAGATTGCGACGTTATCGACGTTGGCGCTATTGCGTACGGTGAAGGCCTCCGAGTTGTGCGAGCTGTAATAGGTCAGCGCACTATAGAGCGCCCACACTGAGCGGCCACGCTTTGCACTCTCCAGCTCGAATTGTTCCATCATACGGGAGACTTTGCGACCGGCCATGCCTGCGCTGTTTAATAGCTCTTCAGCTTGTGCCGGAGTGATGCGAGCGTTGGCCCAAGCTTGCCACACGTGAACACGCTCCAAGTATTTAGCCATTTCTAAACGGATGAAATCTGCGAACACTAGCGGAGTGAATCCGGAGCTATGGCGAGCGCTGTGCTTTTCACACTCTCCGACAACCATGCCGTTTGTGCAGACTAGGTCATAAGCTCCAGCGAAAACACGCACGGCCCCGGAGCCGTTAAAACTATTCGACACGCCTACTCGGAATTTGAGCTGAGTCTTAGAGCCGGAGAGCTGGCGAATATCTGCGCCCAGAGCCGGGAATGTGAGCTCAAAACGGGAATAGGCCCCGCCATAGCTAGAATGCTCAGTGAGCTCTAGGCCCTGCAGAGCGTGAGCCGGGAGCGCATCCTCTGCAGCGTTGCACACCATGCTATAGAGCTCTGGGTTCTGCGCTAAACCGTAGGCCTTGCCGACAATCCCTAAGGCCTCTCCCGTATCCTGTCGACGGATTACACGGCCCAAGCGTGTATCGATAGGCGTAGCGTTGCCTCCAATGTGATTGCGCATATAAACCGGCTCAAAATCAGCCTTAAACCCCAAGCGCTTAAGCTCAGGGAATACGGTAGCGTGCAAACGTTGCACTACCGGAGCTCGGTTATCGTTTGCAATGTTGTTGCTGATTGCGTTTGTGTTGATTGCGTTAAACATAGGATGTTTCCTCTTTTGCTAGTGAAGGCCCGAGCCACCACGGCCCGAGCTATTGGGAAGATTACTGCGGCCCGACAATAAATGCAATAGCTAGGGCCTCTATTGGTGTCACAGTGTGGCCATCCACTGCAGCACGTGATACCAAAACACTAAAAACCCTAGGCCAAGATACACGGGCCGCATATTAAGCGGCCTTTGCAATGATGGCCCCGGCATGTTTTTTGCCGGCCCCGTGAACAACCACGGCAATAGATTTTGCAGCGATTGCGGCCCCGGCGCAGAGCGTGCAATTCTCGCATGTTGTTTTCCGGCCCCCCTCCGGGGTGGCTGGGCATAGTATCTCCCGGCCTTTCCGTATCTCGGAAACGTTGGAGACAATGCGAAACGTTCTAAAGCCATCGGCCCAAGCTTTCCGGGCCTGCGCTAGATTGTCTGCAGATACCATACAAAACCGGCCGAATACTCTAGAGCGGGCACGGCCTGCGAATAGCTCTTGCGCTTGGTGCGTGTATCCCGTCCAAGAGTCGGCCCGAGCTAGCAGCGAATCCCATACGCTCTGTGGTACGGCCATCGGATCACCATAGGCCCCGCAGCGTATTACTTGGCCGGCCCCGTAATCTGCGAGCATGCTCTCCGGCACGGTGCTATAGCCGTTACTCTTAGAAAAGCGCTTATAGATAGCGGCCGGAGCTTGGCCGATTTGTACATAGCAGCCCCGTTTTTCTGCTAGGCCTTTATCCTTGCCGGGGTTTGCTTGGCCCCGTAGCGGGCAATTGCCACAAATGGAAAAGTCTTCACCGGTTCTGTTTGCCGTGATTGGATCGATATCGGCCCGGAGTATCCAAGTCTGCAGCATGGCCCCGGTTTTGCTATTGGAGCTCCCGACGGTTCCAATCATGACTATTGGCCGGCCATCAATTGCACTCGGGCCCCGGTACAGTACTGCGCTGCGGATGCTTCCGTTTTTCTTAAATGCTCGCATTTTTGCTTTCCTCTTTTGCTAGTGAAAACTCCAGCCACCACGGCCGGAGCGTTTCGCAGTGTGCACAGTTGAGGGATTAATTGCAAGCGTTCAACGACACTATTTGTCGTTCTTTTGTGACATTAATTAAATGCGCGTGTATGCGCCCGTATACATAGTATTAACGAAGATGCATCTACAAATACACTAACAACCGGAGTTGTATTATGTTTTGACGCGCAGGTTAAATTTTTTTATTGTGGCCCAAGCCTGCACTAGCGGTTACACCAGAAAAGGAGGAAACATGAGATTAACTAACTTCGAGGCCGCTGAACTAGGCGAAGCACTACTAAATGCTGCGGAGCGAGCCGCTCGAGACAACAAAACTATCGGGATCATTTGTGTGAATGGTCTGATGATATGCATCCCGGATACTTCTGATTCAGGATGTAGAATGGAGGTAGACCCGCCGCCTAGCATCGTAGAGGGGCGTTTTGGGCTCATCGAGGCAGATAAAGATGCTTCCTAGAAAAAAATACCCCCCGGAGCGTGTTAGCGGGTGGTTAGTCCGCACTCCGAGGGGCGTCCTCACTAGCAATGAGGCAGGAATACAGTAGACCAAGGGGGAACAAGAGTCTACTGACAAGGACGCCGACGACCTAGAGGGGTGTGTCATCGACATTGCAGATACTACTCTTAGTGTCACAGTAGGTCAATAGCTACATACATACTTGACGCGCAGATCTTTCTTTATTAGTGTCATAGCTGGTTCCCATAACTAGCGAGGCACGTAACACTATGAAAATTAAGTATTTATTCCGCAGAACCCGTGCGGATGGACAAACAATTTGGGCGATCAACCCCCCCAAACACGTACGAGAAACCATCGGGGCGGCGTATCAACAGTTCGATAGTCGTGAAGATGCAGCTAAGTACTCAATTGAGGTCTCTGAGGCCTACTCTGACTACAAGAGGGGCATTCATAGGAAACTGAAGGTCAATCAAGACACAGTAGATGGTTTGATTGCGTTCTATAAGAGCACCTCAGAGTGGAAGAAACTCTCGTACAACAGCAAGATTCACTACGATCTGGTCATCAACACGGCTCGTAGGATGAGAATTGGTACTGCAAACATCAATTTCACTGAAATGATGGTCAAGAATGTGTCTCCAACCCATGCAGACAAGCTCTACCAGACAATTTCAGGTGAAATCTCTAAGCATAGAGCCGCACATACCTGCAAGGTGCTGCGTAAGGTATGGTATGTAGGTAAGAGACACGGTCTCGTACAATTCAACCCCTTTGAGAGGATGGGGCTGAAGGGCTTAGAAGACCGTGTAGTGCTCTGGGAGGCGGATCAGGTAGCCACCTTCATCTCTACGGCTGATGCCATGAATATGAGAAGCATCGGTACCCTTGCCCTGCTCTGCTACGACCTCTGCCAGAGACCCGGGGACATGCGTCAGCTCCGCTGGGAGCAGTACAAGGAGGGTGTCTTCACCTTCGCCCAAGAGAAGACCAATACCGAGGTCTCCATACCAGCCTCTCCAAGGCTTCAGGAGCGTCTCAGAGAGGTCTACAGCATGGGTGGTAGCTCCCATGAGGAGATCGTCGTTTGTGAGGCCACTCAGAGGCCCTACGATAGACGTTTATATGCCAAATGGGCTGCTAAAGTCCGTTTAGAGGCTAAATTGCCCTCTACACTGCAGTTGAGAGACCTCAGAAGGACGGGTGCTACGGAGATGGCTGAGGCTGGCTGTACTGAAGATGAGCTACGGTCAGTCACAGGGCACCAGAGCCGTGATGTGCTCAGTATCTACGTCCGTCCGACTAAGAAACTAGCGATTGCTGGTATCAACAAGAGGTTCCAACAACATGGCTAGACCAATGTATGAGTGCAGTGAAGACTGGAAGAAAGAGAGGGCTGCTATATCCGTATTGGAAGAGAGGTTTTCAGCAATCGGCTTCAAGCTACCGATCAGCTACGGGGTAGATTATGCCCTTGTAGGGAAGGGAGATCGCATCTTAGCGTTCTTTGAGGTGAAAAGTCGTTGCAATCACAGTGATAGGTATGAGAGCCTCTTCATATCAGCCCTGAAGCGTATGAAAGCGATTGAGTTGTCCGCTGCTACAGGTAGGCCCTGCTATATCCTTGCTGGATATACGGATGGGATATACCTCATCAATTTCGATGAGAAGCCTAGTATGACTACGTTTGCAGGCAGGACTGATCGCGGAGATTCAGCAGACATGGAGCCTTGTGTGCACTACACGAAGGATCAGATGAAGCTGATCTCTACCATCAACGTACATGAATTGATACAGGGGATTGCAGCATGAGTGAGCAAACTAATTTTGATATCTGGGCAGGATACGGGGACATGGACTCCGCCTTCATCGCTATGTGCGATGCGATGGATAAGCCTCCAACAGGCCCGTTCCGAAAAGCACTGTTTGGTGTGTTTGAGATTGGCTACAACATCGGGTGTCTACACACTGCTCGTATCGTTGTAGAAGATGCAGCTGAAGAGCGAGAGGCTGCATAAGGTGTCTAAATCTGTCCGACCACAACCTTTTTACTTCGTGCGTTCTCAGGCAGTGGAAGGATAGATCTTGCGAGTGGTTGGCCCCGCCACTATGACAAAATGGGGCAACTACTTCGTGCTAGAGCTAGTGTCATAGCAGGGAAGTGAAAACAAATATCAACACATACAAAAAGACCGGCCTAAGCCGGTTTTTTATTGTTTGTTATCAGAATATTGGTTGCGGGAGTAGGATTTGAACCTACGACCTTCAGGGTATGCACTTATTAAGCCTTTTCAGTGACTTACAAGGTACCGAATGTAGTTGGCGTCATACCTAGTGTGATTAGTAGTGTCATATTTATGCACTAGCTATTGACGAATCTGAATTCTCATGGTAAAAAAGCGAGGCCGCTCCGGGGCCGAGCCCCCCTATAGGGAACAAGAAGGGTGTATGTTCAATAAAAGCGAACAACTAGAGATCCTGAACAAGATCAAGATCAAGGACAATGAGACCAAGAGGATCGACTGCCCTTTCTGTGGAGGGAAGTACACTTTCACCCTCTCCAAGAGAGATGGTGGCCTAATCTGGAACTGCTACAAGGCAAGTTGTTCTACCCGTGGAGGGACACGAGTTGATCGCTCTTTGTCCTCGATCAAAGACAAACTATCTAAGCATCGTGTAGAAGAGATCCGTAGGCAGCTTCCGCTTCCATCGATGACATCTGATCCACGTAAGCATCCAGAAGTCATGCGCTACTTGGATACCGTGCATGCCTCTACTGCATTCCTACGGGGGGACGTAGAGGTTCGATATGATCCTAGAGAGCATCGGGTACTGTTCTACATGAACAAGAGCACCGGGTGTGTGGGGCGCAGTCTCTACCCTAACGCCAAACCTAAGTGGAAAGCCTTCGGAGATACCTCCGGCATCTTCACGTGTGGTTCAGGAAGTACCGGTGTCGTAGTAGAAGATGCAGCTTCAGCTTGCGCAATAAGTGTGCTAAGTGACACTACTGGTGTCGCTTTATTAGGCACAAACATAAGTCCGTTACAAAAAGTTCAACTAAGATCCTTTAAACGCCTTATTATTTCCCTTGACAAGGACGCAAGTAAGAAGGCAATTATGTTATTACGCAAACTGAACGGGTTCGTGCCGACCACCATCAAGTTCTTAGAAGAGGACGCCAAGTGGTTGGAACCCGAGAAATTAAAGGGTCTTTTCGATGAAAGCACGAGGAATTGTCATAATTGACTACGAGCTTCCCGGAGGATTTATCGAGGCAGCAGATGAACAACAAAAGCTTCAGAAGCTGGTAGATGAATTAGTCCGAGGAAATCCACGAGTTGTTTACCATGAAGTGGACATTCGTGAGCGTCGGGGGAACCAGAAGCCCGACTTAAAAAAAATGAAAATACGGATTAGCTGAAGAGAGAGAGGAAGAGGCGGCATATACTATTACTAGAATCATGTCTAAGCCTAAACCCTTGATCTAGAACGACTTCCTTAGCACAAACACTCCGTACTCATTTAGAAAGCCCTAGCAAAACGCTGGGGCTTTTCTCGTTCTAAGGGGTGCCTGCTGCCTGCCTGCATACTCAGTAGAGTTAGCGACAGCACCCCAAAACCACCTGCTCGTGCTTGTGTTAGTGTCATAGCTGGTGTAGAGTTGGGAACTCCTTAAATCACGCACTGAGCACTAGCAAATGGATAACCAGCTACTCAAAGCATTATTAATCAATGACTTTTACCTTTCCAACAAAGCGAATCTCTCCCGCCATCTCTTTGAAGACGAACACCAAGACCTCTACGACGTTATCGTAGAAGCTCAAGAAAAGTTCCAACACGACTTGAACAGCTACGAGGTGCATGCCCTGTGGCTGAAGGCCAACCCGGTAGCCACCCGTGCTGAGAAGGAAGCCATCAAGTCCGTTATCGAGGACATCGATGAAATCCCCGCCCTCTCCGAAGACGTAGCCACTGAAGTACTTAAAGACCTGTGGAAGCGTTTCATTGGCCAGAAGGTAGCCAACCTCGGTATCGAGATCAGTGAAGGCAACGACACGGCTATGGAGCGGCTGGATAAGCTGCTGGAGCGTAGCAAGGACGGCTTCATGCCGGATGACTTCGGTGAGCCTACAACAACAGACATTGAAGAGCTGTTGGCTTTCGCCAGTGACGATGCCCGTTGGCAATTCAATATCGAAACACTCTCCCGTCAGGTCTACGGCATTGGCCCCGGTGAGTTCGGTGTAGTCTTTGCTCTCCCTGAAACAGGTAAGTCTGCCTTCGTAGTCAGTGTCTGTGCTGGCCCGGGTGGTTTCTGTGAACAGGGTGCCAAGGTGCTCTACCTCGGTAACGAAGAGAAGA